GTCGGAAATGTCATGCCTTCAATTCATCGATCGACATCGACATGCCGACATTTTGAAAGGAAGAACATGCCACCGATTGATCCGCTGCTGAAGTTACATCACGAACTCGATTTGATTCGAGCAGGTCTTGATTCTCAACCGTGCCAACGGAGAAGCGTATACGACGTGGAACCGTGGCGAGCCGTCCAAGACTTGCGGGATGTGATGCGCAGTCTGTCTGGCCTCATCATCTGTGAGAACTCGAACATGCCGCAAGGCGAATGCAATTGCCACATCTGTGAATGAAAGGAAGAACAGATGAAGACGACCGAAGAAAAGATCCACGACCTAGAAGAACTCTGGGGTGATCTGGAATGTCGCCTGGTCAAGGCGAGAACGGGATCGCTGGAAGAAGAGAACATCCGCAAATCAATGCGGTTGGTTGTCTCCAGGATCAACACGCTTGAACAAGAAGCAATCAATGAAAGGAAGAACAATGCAACTGATTGGCAAGAAGCCTGAAAAGGCAGCGAAAAGATTGAAGATGATGCTTTTCGGAACCGCCGGCGTAGGCAAGACCACAGCGGCCATCGGATTCCCGAAGCCATACATCATCGATACCGAACGAGGCAGCGAGCAAGATGAATATGTGGACCGTATCAACGCCGTCGATGGTGCCGTGCTACAGACAACATCCTTCGATCTCATCATTGAACAGGTGAAGGCGTTGGCATCTCAGGACCACGAATTCAAAACCCTGGTGGTCGATCCCATCACCGTTGTATATGACGGCATTGCCGAGGCTCACGAGAAGAAGATCGGAAGTGATTTCGGTCGGCATCTTGCCGCGGCCAAGAAGGATTGGAAGCGGCTCACATCGTTGCTGTCGAATCTGGATATGAATGTGGTATTCACATCACATGCCAAAACCCTTTGGTCCAGCGAGAAGACGATGACTGCAATCGGCCAGACGTTCGATGGTCCGAAGGGTGCCGACTACTACATGGATCTCGTGATCGAGGTTCAGAAGAAGGATGGCGTACGCCTTGGCGTTGTCCACAAATCGAGATGTACCGGCCTCGATGAAGGCGACGAATTCATCTGGAGCTATGAGGCATTGGCAGAGAAGTATGGCCGGGATGTCCTGGAGAAGAATGCCGAAACAATTCAATTCGGCAGCAGCGAGGATGTCCAGGAGGTGCGGCGGTTGTTGGATCTCCGCCACGATGGCACCGAGATTGAGAACAAGATTCTTAAGAAGGCCGGAGCTGAGGATGTTTCCGACCTAACCGCAGAACAAATTGGAGCGACGATTCAATGGCTGACGAACAAGAACTGATCGATATCGATGCAGCGATCAAGCTCATCGGCGAGAATTGCAATTGGTATCCGACCAAGAGAACCATCCGCAATTGGCGAGAAAGCGGCAAGGTCAAATCCACTCAGATCGGTGGTCGTATCTTCTTCGAGAAGAACGAAATCATCTCAATGTTCGCAACAAGAAAGGAAGAAGCGAATCATGAAGATTGTGCCTGAACCAGAAACGGAAAAGCTCGACTATCCAACCGCACCGAACGGCGTGCATACGATGAAATTTGTCGGATACCGTCCAGATGTGAGTGGCAAGCCTATGGATGTTTGCGATTTCACGGATGGCGTCCACGGTTCATCGCTTTGGATTCGTGGACCGATTCCAGAGGAAGGCCGCAAGGGTAATCTCTGGATGTATCGCAAACTTGCCGACGCTCTGGGTGATGATGCCTCAGAGAAATACCCGCAGACTGATGCCAATGGCCATAGCCTTTTCGATCCTCGTCAATTCATTGGTCGATGGTGTAAGGTAACGGTCGGCGATTATGGCGTGAATCGTATCGATCGTGCCGATCCTGCCGTTGTCGAGGCTTTGAAGGCCGAGGCAAAGCCAGAACAATCCGCCAACATCAGTGCAGGCGACGACATCCCATTCTGATTCCATGTCTGGCGGGTCGCTCCTTTCGAGGAGCGGCCTGCCTTGTTCGGATACATCATGCTTGAAGGCGCATTTACATCACCCAAGATTCGCAGACTCGCTGTGATCCTGGACGTACCGTGGCCGCACGCTCTTGGCCTCGCTGGTTTGTTGTGGCGATTCACGGCCAAGCATGCACTGACCGGAGAGATCGGCAGACACGATCCAGAGATGATTGCTGCTGCTCTGGAATGGCGAGGCAGCAGCGATGATCTGATCGATGCTCTCGTGAGATGCAGACTGCTCGATCGTGTCACACCGCCAGCCAAATTGTTGGTGCATGATTGGCCGGAGCATGCTCCTCGATATGTTCGTGGCAATCTGGCGCGGAAGAACAAGGAATTCAGCAAACATTATGAAAGGGGTACTACAGATGGATCTGTAGAAGACACTACAGATCCAACAGCAGAACGATCTGCAGAGATCACTACCTCTACCTCCTCCTCTTCCTCCTCCTCTTCCTCCACCTCTTCCAATGCCTCTTCCACAAAGGAATTCGCGTTGAAGGTCTGGGAGCTGTGGGTCCCTGGAAGGAAGATCAACAAGAAGCAAGGCGTTGCCTCAATCGAGAAATCGATCCGACGATTGGCGCGTGGTGGCATGTCGATCAGAGAAGCAGCGGCAACGATTGCGCAAGGGACGAAAAGAGACGCCGACCGATATCGGAAAGAGGTTGAGGAGAAACGTACGGAACTGAAATTCGTTCCGTTAGGTTGTACATACTTCAATCAAGACAGATGGAATGATGAAAATGAACACATTGATGAGCGAGCCGTCCAGGATGCAGGAATCGAAGACCAAATCAATCGAGCGCGCGCAAAGGATCAGGACATGGGATCAGAACTGGATTTTGATTCGCAAGCTCTGGCCGAATTGGACACCGACTGATGAGCAGGTTCGGCATGTCTGGTTCAAATCATTCGACAAGCCGCATGGCATCCGTGGTCTTGACAAGGTGAACCATGAGGCACTGGAGATTGCAATCATCGCTGCCGCCAAGAGCGATGTGATCTGGAAGGAGCCACGATTCTTCACAATCGCCGATCTCTACCGACACGAACAACGCAAGACGATTTCAGATCTGGAACGACTCAGGATGATGAACAACGACGAGGCCGAGAAGGCAATCTGTAAGAGTGAACACGATGAACGTGTCGGTCGCATTTCGCAGTGGTCATCAGAACGATTGCAAGCAGCCAGAGAGCAGGTGGCAAAGATCATGGACACCTACGATTGCAAATCCGCTGATCCCTCTTCTTGGTCTTCCGTCTATTCCGGTCTGCTCATTGCCGCAGACGAGAAGATCGGAGGAAAAGATGATTGAGATCGAACTCGAATTGATCCATCAGATGGCGGTGGTCGATGCACTTGAGATCTCGAAGAAGCATTGGCCTTCCGAACGAGTGCGGGATGATCGACGATTGGTCGGATTCATGGGTGAGGCAGCAGCGTCGATCTTCCTCACCAATAGCATTCGTGCATGGACGGCAGGCTTCAACGCTTGGAAGGAAAGCGAAGTCAGTGGTCCAGACATTCACGAATTCCCCGGCATTGAAGTCAAGACATTGCCAGAGACAACTCATCGCCTCGTGCCGTTGAACGCACCACATCGAACATCGATCCAGAATTGCACCGGATTCCTCGTGATGCAACATATCTCCGGAGTGAAGTTGGCTTGTATCGGATGGATCACGAAGGAAGAAGCCGAAAGGAAGTACCGTGCCAGACCAAGACATCTCCCATCAGGGACTCCAGCCATCCTCACCGAAGAGCTGGATCAAGCCACGACTTGTCCGTGGGTCCGACGAGACATGGCAACCTCCTGATTCAGAATTCATATATGCCAGCGAGGTGCCGGATGTCGTGTTGCATATGACTCGCAAGGTCGTGGATGTCCGAGCCGGTTACAGATGGATCAAGATGGGTAGGCTTTCACCCTACAAATGCCGGAAGACTCGGCGACTTATGGTAAGCAGAGCCGAGCTCTACGATTACATCTTGCCGTTCGGAGGCAAGGCTGATGGGTAGAGCATCACGCGAAAAGGGAAAGCGTGGCGAACGAGAAGTCGCAGAGCTGTTGCGGCAGATGGGTTTGGATGCTCGAAGGTCGCAACAGTATTCAGGCAGCGGAGGCACGGCCGATCTGGTAACATCGCTAGCGGGTACTCATTGGGAAGTCAAGCGGTATTCGAGAATTGCTGCGTGTAGGTTCATGGATCAAGCGGAAGAAGATGCACTCGTCGATGACGTGCCGATCGTGGCACTTCGAGAGGATCGATCTTCGTGGATGGTCATGGTCAAACTCTGCGACCTGAGAAGGCTGGCTCAGACCATCCTCATGCACAGTCGAGAGATGTCCGCGACCACATCGGACTCATCACCACGCTCTGCCTGCTCTGGAAGCGACGAAGCAAATTCCCAGCTGTAGACTTCCACGAACTCAAATCCATTTCCATCATCGAGGCGGATCGATTGCTTCGGGTCAAATTCGACCCGGAAAGATCATCCGCCTCGACGTTTCTACATCGGTTTCTGGTTGGCCGTGTCGAATATGAAATCGGAAAGAGCAGCGGAAAGAGGAAACACGCGGCAGGCTGGATCAGTCCGCATCGTCTTGATCCGCCACGGGTCAATCTGACTCAACGACCAGACGAGATTGTCGAATGGCAAGACACGTTGCAGGCGATCCATCCAGATCTCCGCGATGTTGTTGTTCGGATATCGGAAGGCGAATCGTTGCGAACGATTGCAACGGAGCTATTCCGCATTCCCATTTTCAACAATATCAGTGCCGGGTGTTCCTCGATCGACCAGGTCGAGAAGGAACTACGAAACATGATCCGTTCTGAACTTCGAAGGATTGCCAGTGAGTGAAGGAAACCGATACGGCATGACCATGCTGCTGCAAAGTCTTCAGCTCATCACATTGGTCATTGGGGTTGCTGGTTTGTTCTTGGCCGTTGGTCGCAAAGACGCAAGGCTAGAAACAAACTCCAGCGAGATCGTTGAGCTTCGAGACATTGCCTCTGATCTGGTCAAGGCATCAATCGAGGCGACCACCACCAACCGCGATCAGGATCGTAGGCTCGACGACCTGCGAGAACGAATCCACCGAATGGAGTTGAGCAAATGAATCAATTGAGCGAGATTCTCAGACAGAACCGAAAAGCCAGCGTGTTCATTTGTTCGGCGATTGGTTTTCTCCTTCTTGCCGCTACGCTCTCTGCCTGTTCCATCGAAGACATGATCCAGTTCGATGTGCCTCCCAAGGTGGCCAAGGCCATCGATGTTGAGGAATCCGAACCCGTCTCCAGAGCCAGCATTGTTTGGGACGATTGGCAGGTCTACGTCGAACGGGAGAGCGCAAGATTGGCCGATTCGATGGACGACGCTCAGAGGTCCGTAGGATTGCTCAGGAGCCTTTCCGATACCGGATTGGCACTGGGACAGTCTGCCGCCTCAACGCTGCCAGGCGGTGCTCTGATCTCCTCTGGCCTTGCTCTGATGGGTGGCCTGTTCCTGAAGCGTCCAGGAACCGACAAGCAGGTATCGAAGGAGAAGGAAAAGAGCTACAAGGCCGGGATCGAGGAAGGCCAGAAGCTGGCTTCACAGGTCGCCTCGGCGATCTCCGCCGCTGGTCTGTCGGTTGATATTCAGAAGAAGTGAAGGAAGCGGAAAGAAGCGGACGCCATCCCGTCATTTGATCGGAGTTGATCGGTCATGCTCGAATGCTCACAGACCTCGCCAGGGTGCTACCGGATCGAGATGAACGAGACCGACGCGAACTGGTCGCAGGACTTCTTGCTCCGATCTGATGCTCATCACGACAACGCTCACAGCGATCATCGGATGGAGCTGGCTCATCTCGTCGAGGCTGAGAGTCGGGGTGCTGGCATCCTGGATATCGGCGATCTGGCATGTGCGATGCAAGGCAAGTACGACCGCCGATCCGACTTGTCGCAATGTCGTCCAGAGCATCAGCAGGGTCGATACCTCGACAGTCTGGTCGAGACGGCAGCGGAGTTCTACGAACCGTTCGCAGACCGATGGCTCTTCATGTCTCCAGGGAACCATGAACAATCCATCCTGAAGTACCACGAGACCGACCTCGTCGAGCGGCTGGCTGAAAGGCTACGCATCGCTGGCAGCCGCGTCGTCTGTGGCACCTACGCTGGGTTCATCCGGTTCCAGCTCAACACCAGAGACAACCGCAGTCTGTCCCGTGTCATGTACTACACCCATGGTCATGGTGGCGGTGGCATGATGACGCATGGCGTTCTGAACACGCGCCGGCGGCAATCGTTCCTGCCGGATGCTGACATCATCTGGAATGGACACACCCACGATTCATGGGTGGTTCGTCTATCGAAGACAACGCTCACCAGCAAGGGTACGATTCGATTGGATGACGTTCACCACGTTTCAACACCAGGCTACAAAGATGAATTCTCGCCGATGGCCGGATGGCACATCGAACGAGGAGCACCGCCGAAGCCACTTGGTGCGGCATGGCTACGGCTCTCGGTCGATCATCATCGAGAACCAAACAACCATCGAAGGCTACGGGTCGAGATCTCGGAGGCAAGCTAGATGAGCAACAAGAATGAGCTCCGAGCCAAACTGAATCGAGTGGTGGCCGAACTCATCGAAGAAACATCGGCCGATGCCATCATCATTGGAATCACCAGGCAGAGAAGAAGGCGAACAGAGACGATTGCTGTTCCGTTCGGTAACATTCACGCTTGCAGAGGGGTAGCAGAATTCATCTACTCATCGCTCTGCGAAGACCCCGAAGAGGATGCGGAGGAAACGGAAGAGGGATCGGAACGCGAGGAGTGACATGAGCGAAGAATCAGAATCATATGATCGAGATCAACGCGGAAGATTCGCTGCAGGCAACAGAGGCGGACCCGGTGGGAAGGTCGGCCAGAAGAAGTTCAGCTTGAAGCGAGCACTCGAACGGATCATCGAGAAGCAAGAAGCAGAGGGACGAGACGTACTGGATGCCTTGGCCGTCGCAGCTATCAAGGCTGCTGGCGAAGGCGACTTCAGGTTCTGGAAGGAGATCATCGACAGATTCGACGGTCCGATTCGACAACAGATCGAGCAGGACCAAACCATCTTCATCGAACGCATATCGCGAGCGGTCCAGGAGCAAGGCGATGAGACAGTATCCGAATCTGATTGATGGCAACGCGATTGAATTCGGCTCCGATCCGAATCGGACCGGCATCAGTCGATTGTTCGATGACTTCCTTGGCGGTGCAAACAACACCCAGATCACCTCTCAGTTCCACGGATTCGGAACGACGAGTGGCGGCGTTTGGAATACCGGACAATCGTTCGACACGCTGGAGCCGACAGGCTTTGACGACTTCGGCACGATCCAGGCCGAGACGAACACCGGCTCGACGGCTCGCTCGATCATGCACCTTGCGCAGCTTATGAAGGCGTCCCCGTCTGACGGCGATCGCTGGATGTGGGAGGTCCGGGTCAAGCCACATCTTCCGACCGGCGACGGGTTCTGGTCGATGTCGATCCTCCGAACCGATACCGGCGACGGCTACTTCAATATCGACGGCGCTCCGATCACGAACAACATCCCTCGCATGTCGATCTTCGCAAAGAACGACGAGGCGAAGTGGCAGAAGCACGTCGCCGACAACACAGCGAGTGCGGCAGGTACGACCTCAGCGACCTCGATCGACTTCAGCAACAACACATACGTGCGGGTCGGTTCGCTCGTTGAATTCAACAGCTCGGCAAGCCGATACGAAATCAAGTTCTTCATCAACGGCGTCGAGGCGATTTCCGATCGACTCACCGTCGGGTCCGGCTCGCCGTTCGGGAAGTGCTTCCTTTACAACAACGGGACCGGATCGGTCCAGCGTGCGACCTATGATTGGTCGCTGATCCAGTTCACCCGCACCGGCGCGTCTGACTATCTCGACATCGACACCGTCTAGGAGACACCATGCAAGCGATCATCGACTTCATCCGTAACGACCGAGGCCTTGAGGCTACCGAGTTCTTGACGGCTGCGGTGCCAGTGACGGGTGGTGCTGCCGTGGCTTTCGTTTCGCTCAAGGACGATCTGGTCGCCAAGAGTGCCACGCTCATTGAGACCATCGCCGTTGATCCGTGATCTCTGAAAAGGCATACGCGATAGCTCTCTGGAGACTGAAGAAGCATCGGGTGCCTGATCGGCACGATTGGTTGCACGTAGCAATCGTTGAGTATCTAGAGAAGCAACCATTCGTTGACGATGGAAGGCTAGGCAATTGGCTTGGCCTTGTTGCATGGCGGAAATGGAAAGACCACATGAAGAAGTGGAATGTGCATCGTTTCAAGAATTGGGACGACTGGCACTTCGAATCTCCTGAAAAGGAAGAGAAGGACCAATCAGAGCGCGATGAGCTTTCGAAACTACTAGGTGAAAGAGATCGCGTGATCTTTCGCCTATGGCTCGAAGGCAAGAACATCCCGCAGACGGCGAAGGGTCTCGGCCTTTCGTCTTCTCGGGTGCATCAAATTCGAGCAAGAATCCGGGAGCTTGCTCATGGACTGTCCGGCCATTGTTCACAACATGGATACCGTTCGCGTTGACTGGGACGGCATCCAATACATAACTTCGACGACCAAAGAAGAGAACCAGGCCACTCGTTATGTAGAGGCAAACTACTCGCGAGCATTCTTTGATAGCGGCATCTTCGTCGATGGCGATGTTTCGTTTACAGGCAGGCTCCATCCGTACAAGCAACTTCGCTTCCGGTTCACAACAGAGGTGCCGGAAGGAATGGTGCCGGTCATATACGATCAGGAACTATGCTTCGATCCTCGTGTCGGCAAGATCATTGCGACATACAAGACTCACGCTGCCGCTGGCCAGACGATTGAACTGGATTTCTCGTGGCATGTTGATCTGTTCAAGCAATCAGATCTGAACCAGGATGGCATCGTTGATGGTGCGGATCTCGGGTTGCTGATGAACGATTGGGGTGCCATTGTCAGCAATGCCGATATCAATCTTGATGGCATCGTTGATGGAAAAGATCTTGGCTTCTTGCTCATTCAGTGGGACATTTAGAGGAGATTGAGATGATGGAAGTGAACAGCGAACAGGTGATCGATATCTTGCTGAGTCTTCTCGGCACCGCTATGCTTGGCCTTATCGGCTTTGTTTGGAAGACAAGCCATCGTGTCAGCGAACACGAAAAGGCAATTGAATCGATGAAGGAATTGCAACGGAAGAACGGCGAGGCGGTTCGCCGAGACATCGACTACCTGTTCTCGAAGGTCGAGAAGCAGAGCGACAAGATGATGTCGATTGCGAGGGACATACCGAAAGGACGTTGAATGCAAACAGAGATTGTGCCGATCAATGAACCGACACCAGATCCGGCCAACGCCAGACAACATGGCGAGCGGAATATCAAGGCGATCATCGATTCATTGAAGGCGTTTGGTCAACAGAAACCAATCGTGGTTGATAAGCGTGGCATCGTCGTCGCAGGCAACGGCACGCTTGAAGCAGCCAAGCGTCTCGGGTGGTCGGAGATTTCGATCGTTCGGTCTGAGCTTGATCCGACACAAGCAACCGCATTCGGCATTGCCGACAATCGAACCGCCGAACTTGCCGAATGGGATGATGAGGTGCTTCGGTCGCTGCTCGATTCGATGGATGATGACTTGCGAGAAGTCCTGGATGTCGCCGACATTGCCAAGGAAACGATCGACAAGCTAGGCAACACGATGGATGCCGAAGATCTTGGCAACATCGAATGGCGTGTCATTGTCGAGGTCAAGGACGAAGAACAACAGGCCGCCTTGTTGCAACGACTGGAAGGAGAAGGTTATACATGCCAGCCATTGATGTCGTAGTCGAATCAGGCATCAATCTAAGCACGCGAGCCAGGCAGGTTTGCGGCATGTTTGATTGTCCGCCTACAGAAAAGCAGAAGCTCCGATGGCAAGCAGATCTGCCGATCGAGAGTCGTGATTGGTCGATTGGCTTGGTTGTTGGTCCAAGCGGATGCGGCAAGACCACGATTGCAAACGAGATCTGGCCGGATCAAATCAAGCAATCATTCGACTGGTCTGGTGGCTCTGTCATTGATGATATGCCTGGCGATATCGAAACCATATCGAGATGCCTCAATTCGGTTGGCTTCAGTACCGTTCCGGCTTGGCTACGGCCGTTCCATGTTCTCAGTAACGGCGAGAAGTTCAGGGTCGATATTGCTCGGCGTTTGATGGAAGCCAACGACGTTGTGGTGGTCGATGAATTCACAAGCGTTGTCGATCGCCGAGTCGCCAAGATTGCTTCGCACGCCATCCAGAAGTTCATCCGTAAAACACAAAGGCAATTCGTTGCCGTTTCATGCCATGACGACATCATCGACTGGTTGCAGCCAGATTGGGTGTTTCGTCCAGACGAGAGATCGTTCTCTTGGGGGTCGGTTCAATCCCGACCACCGGTCAACATCGAGGTGGCGAGAATCCCCAGAGAAGCGTGGCGTCTATTCGCTCCATTCCACTATATGAATGCCGATCTTCATAAGGCGGCACAGTGTTTCGGTCTTTGGTTTGAAGGCGAGCTGGCAGCGTTCATTGGTTGTATGCACAAGCCTCATCCGAAAGCCAAGAACCTCAAGGCTGCAAGCCGATTGGTGACGCTCCCTGACTTCCAGGGACTAGGTCTGGCGTTTCATCTTTCAGAAACAATCGGAGCGGCATACAAAGCAATAGGCATGCGCTTCAGGAACTATCCGGCGCATCCGGCATTCGTTCGATCTTACCGATCTGATCGTTGGAAGATGACGAAGCGACCAGGCACATTCCAAACCAGCACATCAAGGAATGCCGTTGCCGCTCACGTTCACAAGACCAGGCCATGCGCCGTTCTTGAATATGTTGGTCCCGCTATGGACAAACAAGAAGCGATGAAGCTGATGGCTAGATGATTCTACGAATCGAACCAATCGAAGACGCATTGCACGCCGGACAGCTCAAGGTGCTCAAAGACGCTGCGCGTTTCAATGTTCTTGAATGTGGCAGACGATTTGGCAAGACGCACCTTGGCACACAGCTCGCAATCGATCAATCCGTTGACGGTGGCGAGGTCGGATGGTTCGCACCGACCTATCGTTACCTTGCAGATCCTTGGCGAACAATCGAGAAGATCCTTGGCAAGATCATTGTGCGCACTGATCGCGTCGAAAAGCGTATGGATCTGGCGACTGGTGGTTCGATTGATTTCTGGTCTCTGGATTCTGTGGACGCAGGACGTGGCCGAAGATATAGCCGAGTCATTATCGACGAGGCATCTATTGTTCGTGATCTCGGACCAGCGTGGCAGGAAACAATCCGAGCAACGCTCGCCGATCGGCAAGGCGATGCCTGGATGCTCGGCACGCCGAAAGGTCGCAACTTCTTCCACCGATGCTTCGAACGAGGCCAGATCGGCGATCTCGGCTGGAAGTCGTGGAGGTTGCCAACGACATCCAACCCACTGATCCGACCAGAAGAGATAGCAGCGGCACAATCAGAGCTGCCGAAGCAGGTGTTCGAGCAAGAATTCCTCGGCATCCCGGCGGACGATGGCGGCAATCCGTTCGGTTTGAAGTCCATCGAACATTGCATCGCACCGATGTCGGTTGCCGAACCGGTCGCCTTCGGCATCGATCTTGCCAAGTCGGTCGACTGGACGGTTGTGTGTGGCCTTGATGCTGATGGTGCTGTTTCGATACTTGAGAGATGGCAGGGACCGTGGTCGGAGACATCAAGAAGGATCGATGAGATCGTAGGCGACAAGCCTGCTCTGATTGATTCGACTGGTGTAGGCGATCCGATCGTCGAAGGATTGCAGAAGTCCCGGCCGCGTATTGAAGGGTTCAAGTTCTCACAGACATCGAAGCAGCAACTCATGGAAGGCCTAGCCTCGGCATTCCAGACAGAGCGAATCCGCATACCAGATGGTTGGCTTCGCGTCGAATGTGAGACTTTCGAGTATACCTACACCCGGACTGGTGTTCGATATGAAGCACCATCCGGATTGCACGATGATGGTGTCTGTGCTCTAGCGTTGGCCTTGCGGTGCAATGACCTCAAGGCGAAGAACGAATTCGACTTCAGGGTGCTTTGATCCATGCCGATTTCCGACCTGTTTGGCCTGCTCTCCAAGAGACAGACATCACCCGACAAGTACCTTGCGTCCAGTGTCAATGTGGTGTCGGCAGGCCAACATGGTGCGATGCGTGCGCCATTCAGCCAGCACGCTGGTATCTCTGCATACCGATCCTGGATCTACGCGGCATCCACAATCAATGCCAACGCTGTGGCATCTTTGCCGCTTAGGTTGTATGCCAAGAAGGATGAAACGCCTTTCCGTACCAGATCGATCAGCAAATCAAGAAGGCAATACCTGAACGGCGATGGTGCCAATCATCCATCTAGCGGCGTCATCCGTAAAGCGGCTATGTTTGGCGATGACTTCGAGGAGGTGACCGATTCTCATCCAATCACGGATCTGTTGGGATCGGCCAATCCTTACCTGAATGGTTTCGACCTTACGGTCTTGCGCGTGCTTTATGGTGAGCTGACCGGGAATGCTTACCTTCATCCGGTGGTAAGTGAGGCCACCGGATACCCAGAGGAACTCTGGCCGCTCGCACCTCACTATGTGGAAGTGATACCAGATGAAGATGAATTCGTTCGCGGCTATGTATATGGCATCGACTCAACTCGCAAGCAAATTTTCGAGCCGGATGAGATCATCCACTTCCGGCGTCCGAACCCTGGCAACCTCTTCTATGGAATGGGTAAGGTCGAAGCAGCATTCGGCGTGGTACAGGCAAATCAGGCCGTGCATGAAATGGATCTGGCTACGTTCTCGAACATGGCTCGGCCAGATTATGCAGTGGTCGTCAAGGGTACTCCAACAGGCGACCAGCTTGATCGGTT